TGACCAATAATAAGTATATGATCTTTCTTTACATTCTTTGCGTCTGGCCATTTAAGCATAATGGAATCATCCCATTTATTTGCTCTTCTTTCGATTAGATCATTAATTTCATTCCATTCAGTATTATCATATTTTCGATATTCATATTCAACTGGTTCCTCAAAAGTAATTTCAGAACTGTTTGCATATCCTAATCGACATATTTGAAAATGTTTGCTTGTTGGTGCTGTTGGTTTGAAAATAATGGTATTCTCTGGCATATCAGGCTCTAAATCTCTGCATGTATGATTGTAAATATGAAGATCTGCTTCGTCTGTTTCTGATTCAGTATAACCTAACATTGTAAGTGAATGTTTAATACAATCAGCTGCATAAGCAAAATTACCTTGAAATGTATATCTATGTTCGTGAAATTTATATTGCATGAAACCACTCCGGCCTTTCTCTATTTGTCCATTCCATTTTAAATCTTTCTTGTTTTGTTTGGTAAAATGCACGGTATGATTTTACGGCATCTTTAAACATACATTCAGGATTACTTTTCATTGCCAATTTAAATGGCGTCATATGATTTTCATGTGGAATGTTATTTGGTTTATTTCGTAATACTTCTCTTAGTTTAGTATCAGTAGAATGAACTTTTCCATAACGATATGTATATTCATTACATAAAGCTTTAAAATGATCGTAATGCCACATATAATTAACACAAGATTCTCTTGTCCATATTGAGCATGGGTGATTAAAGTGTACTGCCTTGTATATTATATCCTCTCGTTCATCTTCTAGTTTATAATAGTTTACAGTTGTTTTACCAGATTTAGATGGTCGTCTCTCAATGATACCATCAAGCATACGATGAGCAGTGGATAACATTTGTGCTGATTCAACAATCATTTTGACAACATGTTTGTCGCATTGTTGTTGCGCAGCAATTACAGGATTTTCGTCAAGTATAAAAATATTCATAATTAGTTATTATATCATAAAACTGAGCTATTGTAAAGTGTTTCAATAAGTGTTCGGAGTAATAGGGCAAGACCAACACCATTTAAAATAATAAGTGCTCGGTCTTTCCATAATAATCCAACAAATAACCAGCCAGTAACTCCAATAAATGAACACATTAAATCATAGAATTGTAAACCTTCAACTCCTCGTATTGACATACCAAAGAGTATAAAGGTTGATGCAATCCATTTGATGTACCAATCAAGTGTTTGTTTAGGTGTGGCTGATTTATAAATTCGTTTTGAATTCGCTAGTTCTTTTGGGTCAAATTTTGTCATAATTTAAAATTGGGGTCCAAGAAGGACCCCGTGTTGATTGTTATCCTCCTTGAATCAGTATCATGTCCTCAATGTGTTGTTTAATAAATTCTATTTTCTTTTGCATTTTATAGGCTAGGACTTTTTTGCCCTTTTTCATCAATCTTTTTTGATAATATATTGCCTCTTTTTCGTCTTTTTTAAGGCGTTCAATTTGTGTAACCATAAGCATGTCTCCATTGTTAGAAAATTGAACATAATATAGAATATATTTGGACCACCTCCTTTATTTTTTAATCAAATTAGGAAAGGCATCTTGAACTAACTTTTTCGTGATACCCTTGTATTTTAGCGACTTATCTTTTGCCGCTATGAGTAATTCTGATTCATCACCATGTAGTGATTCTAATAAACTTAAAAACATACCTTCTCTGCGTAAGGGCGGAGTTGCATTGGCAACTGGACCTTTAAAGAAGTATTTAAATCTTCTAAATGATTTATGTAAACTTGTGTATTCATATCCAGCTGGAGCGTCATCCTTACGATATGTTGGAGCACCTGATGGTAATACTGTTACGACATCATCGTCAAATGCGATACGTAATATATCCAATAATGCTGGTGATCTATTGTTTCTAAGGAACGCGATTCGCTCCTCTTTTTTAGATAGTTTAGAAGCTCCTGATAAAACTTCTGAAATTAATTTTTTAGCCATTGTAAAATTCCTCCACGACTTCAATCAAATTTGTGCATCTTTTCTTTATTAAATAATTCAGAACTCGCATTTTAAGTGCGGGTTTCTGCCCGTTAAAATTATTTATAATACTTTGTTGCACATGCTCTGGAATTTCTGTAAGATCAATTAATTTTTTATTACGCTGATAATTCCTATATAATTCCTCTGGCATGGCTTCACGCAACCTTTCTGCATTGTGAATCCAATCATCAATTTTTGTTTGACGAAGTGGTGTTTGTTTTGATTCAGACACAAAGGTATCATCACCAGATAATACATTTGGTACACCATCGCCACTATCGCCTCTAAAGATATGATTCCACAAATAAGTAACTGGATTATCATCTGTTACCATTTTCTTTTGAATTGGACTGAATTGTTTTACATTAGAGAATCTTTGTAATTGAATAAAATCTTTATCAGATGATACAATCATAACAGGTTCATGCATACCAAATTCTTGAGTTTGCATTGCAAGAGTACCAATAATATCATCAGCCTCACAGCCATCCATATGAATCACTTTATAAGGTAGATTTTCTTTAATTTCATCACGTACGAGATGTAGGATTCTAAAGATTTCTGTCCAATCCTGATCAGATTCTTCTCTGTTTTTTCTTCTGTTTGCTTTGTAATTAGGAAAGAAATCTCTACGCCATGTATTCATACCATCAGCACATATGACCATTTGTCCATATTCATCTCTGTATTTTTTGTTATACATACGAATGCTATTCAGTATCATATGTCGTATCATGTTTTCATCATTTAATCTCTGCACTATTATGTTGGATAGTGCAATTTGGCTATAATCAAGTAGTATCATCTGGCTCCTCCGGCTCAAATATTATTTCATATTCATTTTGTAAATCAATTTTGGCTTGTTCGTTTTGAGTTGCTAGAAGTTTGATTTTGGTATATACTCTATCCATTTCTCTATGGAGAGCATGAGGCATACCATAATATCTGTTAAACATTGCATTTAACATGTTTACCACTACAAACATATCACGAGATTCCTGGATTGTTTCATCTCTGAAATTCATATCCATAAAGTCTGGTGATGCTTCACCTGTATTAATAAACTCTTCCAATACCTCTAATAAAAAATGAGAAGCTCCAATACATTCATCACTATAATGATTTAATGTTTTGGTTTCCTCTTCATATTCTTTCCACATCTCACGCTTTTGAAGCTCTTCTTTTGATGGGAATTTATAAATTTTCGCCATAATAGTACTATTATAACATACTTTTATTCGTTTGTAAACAAATTTTTAACACTTTTTGAACCTATTCTACAATTGATTATACCGTTATAATATTCGTCTGATAATAATACTTCTCTATCAAATTGTTCTTTTGTTTCCATATAGGCACATTCACCTTTTGTTTTACAGAGATGAAGTATCTCTCGATGATAGAAGTCTTTACCGTGTTTATTAACTTCTTCATTCAGATGTTTATTGGAGCCATAATAGTCTCTCCAATCTGATTCTACTTTAAGCTTTTTTCTGCGTTTACGAGTCTTTGTGATTGGTAATGTTTTGGAACTCCAAAAAAACTTCTTACCAATATATTTTTTACCAGTACCTCGATGTGTTATACAATAGACAAAACCATACCACACATCAGGAGTAAATTCCTCTGGTGGTTCAAATTTTCTACCTTGGTATATCCAATCACTCATTAAAATCTAATTCTTCCATATCATCATCTGCAGGTTCTCCGCAGTGAGGACAGAAGTTCACTTTCATTTCTCTATCATCAGGCCTAATGACAATCCTATTATAGCAATATTCGCACTCTAAGATCATGATACTTTTTGGTTAAGTGACCATTTCCAAAATTCATCATATCCTCCAATATTCTCACCATTAATTTTTATTTGTGGAAAGGTTCTTGCACCTGGAAATAGTTCAAAGAGTTCTTCTCGTTTAAAGTCTCTGTCTAGTTTCTTATATACAAAATCAACCTGTTCCATACCTTCTGCTAAATTTACTGCTTTATCACAGTAAGGACAAAAATCTTTGCCATATATTTCTACATTAATCATACTAATACTCCAATTAATTTAAATGCTAATAACATAAATCCAAATACTGCTACTTGGATAATTGCTGCCCATACTATTTGTCTCATAGGATGAACGTGCTCTAATTTAT